GGAATTTCAGCAGGTGTTTCATCAGCATCAACTGCTTCTAAGTCTTATGCTGCACTTGAAAAGAAGATGTCAGGCGGTAAAGAGTCAGAAGCAGTTGATGCTGATGAAACACCTGCTGAAATTCCAACCAACGATGATGCTAAAGAAGCTGCCACTAACGCAGGTTTAGACTTCGATGCTCTGCAAACAGAGTATGGTTCTAATGGACAGCTCTCTGATGAAACCTACGAGGCCATCAATAAGTCTGGCATCCCACGTGATGTAGTTGATTCATACATCGCTGGTCAAGAAGCACTAGCCACCCGTGTACGTACTGACATGTTCAGTTCTGTAGGCGGTGAAGAGACTTATGGCGAGATGATGTCGTGGGCTTCAAACAGTCTTGATAAGGCTGAAGTCAATGCGTACAACGCTGTCATGGGCACCTCTGACCCTAATCAAATTCAACTAGCCGTTCGCGGTTTACACGCTAAATACCAAGCAGAAAATGGAAGTAACCCTTCTCTAATCTCTGGTGAGACTACTGCAAATGCAGGGACAAAGTTCGAAAGCGTGGCACAGGTTACCGAAGCAATGCGTAACCCTAAATACAAGACTGACCCTGCATTCCGCAAGCAAGTCGAAGCTAAGTTAGCGCGTTCTAGCGTTATCTAGTAACCCTTTTGCCCCGACCCTGTTCACCCAAAAATCAGAGGTCACACAGAACTGGGGCAAATCTCCTCTACAAGCTCACAGCTAAACCACTGACAAATACAATGCCCTCGAGGGGGACAACACTGTGGAAGTCACGGAAAGGCCGAAGCCTCAAGAGAACACAAACTTGAAACTTCAATACCTCTCTAAGGACTATTAAAATGAGTAACGCAACTGTATCACGCTTAGGCCAAATTAATGGCGCTAACGCAACTGACGCACTATTTCTAAAGCTATTCGCTGGTGAAGTAATCACACAATTTGAAGAAAAGAACGTAATGGCTCCATTGCATTCTGTTCGCACAATCACTAACGGCAAGTCTGCATCATTCCCAGTTATGGGTACTGCAACTGCTTCTTACCACGCTGTTGGTACTGAAATCTTAGGTGGTTCTATCAAGGCAGCAGAGAAAGTAATCTCTGTAGATGACTTGTTAATAGCCCCCGCTTTCATTGCAAACATTGATGAAGCTAAGAATCACTATGACGTTCGTTCTACCTATACTAAAGAATTAGGTAACGTACTAGCTAACACCTATGACAAGAACATCTTGCGCGTAGTTGTACAAGCTGCACGTGGTGGAGCAACTATCTCAGGTACTAATGGTGGTACTGTAATCACTAAGGCCAACTTCACTACTTCTGCGAACATCGTAGCTGCTTTGTTTGGTGCTGCTGAACAGATGGACGGTGATGACATCCCAGAAGACGAGCGTTACGCTGTTGTATCTCCTGCGATTTACTACAAGCTAGCTCAAGACACCACAGTTCTAAACAAGGATTGGGGCGGTTCTGGTGCTTATGCAGATGGTAAAGTATTACGTGTAGCTGGTATCACCATTGTTAAGTCTAACCACTTACCTACCGGTAGCCAATCAGCAGTTACAGGTGAGAGCAACACTTACCACGCTGACTTCACTAAGACTAAGGCTGTGGTATTCCACAAGTCTGCTGTCGCTACAGTTAAGTTAATGGACCTAGGCCTTGAGTCTGAGTACGACATTCGTCGTCAAGGCACTTTATTCGTTGCTAAGTATGCAATGGGTCACGGTATCTTGCGTCCAGAAGCTGCTATTGAACTAGCACTTCCGTAGGCATTAAGTACGTTTCTAACTTATAGAAGCACACTAGGGGAACTTCGGTTCCCCTTTTTTTCATTTTTAAGGATTCACTACCATGTCCCTAACCTCTACAACTGAGCTTGAAGCAGTTAACACCATGCTCAATAACATTGGTGAAGCACCAGTGAACACCTTGGTAAACATGACCTCAGTAGATGCGCTTACCGCATTGTCTATCCTACGTTCTGTTAACCGTGGAGTCCAAGCTGAAGGCTGGTTCTTCAATTCTGAGTACGACTATCCATTAGTACCTGACCAGAATAACAATCTACCACTATCCATTAACGTACTGGCTGTTGACTCATCAAACGTGTCTTCTTCCCATGACATAGTACAACGTGGTTCACGGGCGTATGACCGTAAAAACCATACATACACATTCACAGAAACAGTGAAATG